CTGGCCTTCGAGGTACGGAACCATCTCGATCACCGGCGGAAGGGCTCGTGTCACTTGTGACACCGGCTACAACGCCTTTGTCTCTGCTGCCAAATACACGCTTCAGAATTCCCTGGTTTACGCACAGGTGTTCCCGGCTGCCATAAGCGGGGCAACCGCAGAGGCATTCACAGAGATGTTTGTCCTTTCGGGGACAGCCGGAACTGACCTCGGTTTCCACTACGACTCGGTATCTGGCAATCTGTCTATGCGGGACCGAGTCGGGTACTTCGACGGTGGCGGCGTTGACATAACGTACAATGCCACAGACCATCGCTACTGGCGGATTGTATCGGACGCCGGAAAGATTTACTGGGATACGTCTGCGGACGGCATCACCTGGACGGAGCGTCGCAACAAGACGTCTCCAGTTTGGGCTTCCGACGCAAATCTGGCATTGTCATTCCAGTCCCACAGAGGCGATGGAGTAACGAACTTCGCGGAGTTCGACAACGTCAATGTGATCCCCGTTTCCGGCACTATGACGGCCGGAGCCGGAGCGATCACGCCGACTCTTAGCGCGGTCCGAGGTCGGCATGGCGTTCTGACAGCCGGACCGTTCGCGATCACGCCGACGATCATTGCCGAGACGATCACGCCGGAGATCATCTCAGACCCGTACATCCTGATCACAGACGAGAATTTGAATGTGGTCGGAGATCCGGTCTCGGTGATCCAGGCAATCGACGTCGACATAAAGTGGAACGAACCTGACTCGGGGTCATTCAGAGTTCCGGCGTACCCGGAGTACATGGAACTCTTCGAGCCTGGCAACCGGGCGGTGATCATCCGGAATGGTAAGATATTCACTGCAGGCCCAATCGAGAAGCCAGGCGGGTACGAATGGAGTTCCGGCGGAGAGGAAGCCCCTGGGACTGTAACGGTCAACTTCGCAGACGACCTCTCGCACATCGCCTCTCGGCTGACCTACCCTGACCCGGACTTCGAGGCCTGGGAACAAACAATAGCCTTTTACGAATCGACCTCCAATGCTGAGGTCGTCATTCGTGATTTGGTGATCAGGAACGCCGGTATCTGGGCTAAGACAGCCCGTCAGGTCCCTAAGCTGATCCTGGGGGCTCTCGCTTCGGTCGGCACTACGATCGTCTGCAAGACCCGTTTCGAGCCTGTTACGGAGGTCGCTAGGGCTCTCGCTATCGCCGGTGGCGGGCTAGGGTTCAAGACCCAGCAGGTTGGATCGGATATCGTGTTCACGGTCTTCGAGCCGCAGGACAAGAGCGACATTGCTAGGTTCTCCCGTGGGCTTGGCAACCTGATCTCTGTGAAGTACGAACGGACGAAGCCGCTGGCGACTACGGCGATTGTGGGCGGAGAGGGCGACGCAGAGCTGCGGACGATCGCAGAGCGGATCAACACCACCGCAGAGACGGCCTGGGGAAGGGTCGAACAATGGGTGGCGGCTCCGAGCCAAGAGGAGGGAACCGGCGGACTCGACCAGGCTGGTGATACCGCTCTGGCGGAGAATGGCGAAGAAGTCCAGCTGACAGTGGTGACGATCGACACCGGAGAGGTCCGGTTCGGCCGAGACTACAACATAGGCGACACCGTCACAATCGAGGTGATCCCCGGTCTGGAGTACACAGAGATCGCCAGACAAGCCAAGTTTACGTACACGCCAGATGACGGAGACAACATCGTGGTCTTGATCGGATCGCAGGACTCCACAAAGGACCCCGACTGGCTCAGGATCACACAGAACATCGCAAGTCGGCTTGGCCGACTGGAGAGGAATTAGTATGGCAGAGCTTTCTTGGCCCTCTCCGGATGATGGCCGGACTGTGGATGAGCGCCAGTACGAATTGATCATGGCGCAGACCACAGATGACGGTCTGCTCATGGATGACACCGGGACGCAGATTGACCCTGGAGGCATCCAGCCGGTATTCGGCGACAGCTCCGGCCTCCAGTACAAGATAGCAGCTGATCTGTACGGGAACGTGCGGGGATTCGGCTGGACGTCCGGCGCGTCCATCATCACAAAGTCGATTGCGGCGAATGGTGCGGGCTCTACCCGGTATGACCGGGTTGTCCTGGAGCTTGACCGAGCGACTTGGAACGTTCGGATGGCAACGGTCCAGGGAACGGCCGGAGGCGGGCTGCCCGCGCTTACCCGGAACGTCGGAGACTCCGGCGTGTTCCAGGTCCACGTTGCTACGGTCACGGTCACGGCCGGAGCCGGAACGATCACCGCCGGTAACGTGGATGCGGACGGATGCCGCATCGGGACGAAGGTCCGCGCGTGGAAGTTCATGGCCGACGCTGTCAACCCGCGCTTGGGGCAGATTGGGTATGACGAAGCTCTCAAGCAGTGGTTCGGATGGAACGGAACAGAGAACATTCTGTTCAGCCCGCCGGATTACACAACCGACCCCAACGGCTTCGTCAAGGATGACGCCGGCAACACCACATCGACATCAGCCACAGAGAACCTCGGTGGCGGAGCAGCGGCTCAGGTCATCACTGACTTCGTCGCCGGAGAAGAGGGCTCTGTAAACATCCGGGTCTATGCCGGTCTGTTCTCGTCTGTCGCCGGTAAGGCGACGATCCTGGGAGCGAGGGTGTACGACGATCCGGCCGGAGCGGTCTTGTGGGACTCTGCGGATCACGACGGAGCCCGGACGTACAGCACAAACAACACGACTTGTGCGTCTGAGATGATCGTCCGGGGGCTGACTCCGGGGGCTCCCTATCTCGCCAAGCTGACGTACAAGGTCGACAGCGGGAACACGGGCTCTTACCACGACAGGAAGATATACGTCACGCCGTGGTAAGAAGGAAGAGGGGGCATGGAGTTGGACAAAATCCCGTGGGGTGATATCGGCCCTTCGGGCTTGGTGGTAATTGTCGTCATGCTCTTGTTCACCGGACGTCTCGTGACTCGTGCTGTCTTCGAGGACATGCGCGAGCAAAGGGACTTGTTCAAGGCGGCCTGGAAGGAAGCAATGGACGCCAACCGGGCATACGATGAACGTCTGGACACCAACACTGACGCTCTCAGCGCTGTCGAGACTGCGCTGCGAGCCGTAGTCGAAGGGGATAGACGCGCGTGAGGTGGCGCAGGCCGAAAAGGACAGACGAAGGGCTCCAGGAGGCAAAAGAAGCTTTGTTGGAGTCCAAGCAGACGAATGAAAGTATCGCCCGCAAGGAGGATGCTTCACGGAGCATCTTCCGCCGCATCGAAGAGCTACGTCAGAGAAATCACATCGCAGAAGCGGTGCGGGACATAATGGAGGCAAGGTGAGCTTGGAGGCGTTGGGGGACGTCGCACTTGTCGTGTCGGTGGTATTTACGACACTGTTCATCATAGGGTATGCATTCCTTGCCCCTTGGTGGAAGACGGCAATCGGTCGCTCACTGCTGTTGTCAAAGACCTGGATTGCTGCCCTGTCCTGGATGGGATTCCTGAGGACCACTATGGGGGTGTCTCCGGACAACTTCGTATTGGAAATCCTTCGGGCTGGCATCTGGGTCCTCTTGCCGGTCATCACGGTCTATACATTCTGGGCCTTGCTGGTCAAGGAACAGATTATCAAGGGAAAGGAACTTGGATGGAAGACTTCAAAGTGATCAAGGTCAAGCCGAAGCCGGAGCCGGATGTTCGGCCGGACGTCATCCTGGACCCGGAGGACCGGCACACCGAAGGGGTGGACTCCCCTAAGGTCGAAGCCCCCGGCAGCCCGGAGGACGCACCTCCGGCCCTGCAGGAGCCCTTCGAGGCGACCGACGCGAAGGGAGAGAAGGCGTGACCGACCTCAAGTTTCAGAAGCGGTCTGTATTCGGCTGGGGATCGTCGGCTGCTGGCACGGCTCATCCCACCTCCGGAATCGCCGTCCACTTCGACGGATACAACCAGAACCTGAAGGCCAAGCCCCATTCGGCCTGCGTCGCGTACTGGAAGAAGACCCGGACCTTTCACACCGGGCCGAAGCGCAAGTGGGTCGACATCGGGTACAGCTTCGCGGTCTGCCCGCACGGGTACGCGCTGGAAGGCCGTGGAGTCAATCGGCAGCAGGCCGCGCAGCCGGGTGGGAACTCCACTTACTACTCCGTGACATTCATGAGTGGTCCGGCGGAGAAGCCGACAGACGAACAGATCGCAGTGTTCCGCGCTCTGCGGTCGTGGCTCCGAGACGGCTACAAGGCCGGAGCGGCGGTGACGTACCACGGGAAGTTCATCAGCACCGACTGCCCCGGACCGATCCTGAAGGCCATGGTTTTGAATGGGTCGATCCTGACCGGGAAGATCTCCGTCAAGGACCCCAAGCCTGCGACTTCGAGAGCCCCCGGATTCCCTGGCCGGGATCTGGCGTACCCGCCGGTCATCTCCGGCGCAGACGTCCGCAAGTGGCAAACACAGATGAAGGCACGAGGGTGGAATATCCTCGTGGATGGGCAGTACGGCAAGGGCTCCGAAGCGGTCTGCAGCAAGTTCCAGAAGGACAAGGGGCTTTTCGTGGACGGGGTTGTCGGCCCCAAGACGTGGGAGAAGAGCTGGTCATCTCCCATCACATGATGGAGGGCAATTGAACTGGGCAACAAGAACCGTAGTTCCAATCATCGCCGGAACGATCCTGGCCTGGGCCGCAAACCTGGGGCTGGCGATTGACTCCGGCGCGGTACTGATGATCGTCACGTCCGTGGTCGTGTTCGCGTACGCCTCCGGCGCTCGCTTCATCGAGAAGCGGTGGCCAGCTCTCGGAAAGATCCTGATGTCTCTGGGGCTCTCCTCCGAGCAGCCGGTGTACCTGACGCCTCCGATCACCACCAAGTCGTCTGTCCAGCCCCCACCTCCCGACTACCCGCGCTGACGCGCCGAAGGCCCCCAGCCCGCCGAAAGGCAGGCTGGGGGCCTTTTTGTGTTTTGTGGGACGACCCAAATTTCCTACCGAAGCACTTCGGAACGTTATTGGGCCAAGGCAGAGGGCTCGACACCTTCCTGCGCGCCAGGTGTCGAGCCCCCTTAGGAGCAGGCGGGGCAAGGTCCGGGCAAGACCACGAAACCCACGCTAGCAGAGCTAACGCTACCGGACGCCGGAGCGGTGGCGGGGTGACGGGCACCCGGATACGATTCACACGTCTGACCAGGGCCGATGAAGATTCTACAGAAATATCTCAGGATTCTGTTGACCACGCCCCATCTGTAGGTTAGATTAGTGATATCGAAGTAAACGCCAACGAAACGAGGACCCCATGACCGTCACCGCCGAACTCACCACCCTCACCGCAGTAGAACTCCGCAAGCTGGCCGCCAAGCACGGGATCAAGGGAGCGGCCAAGGGCCGCAAGGCGGACCTCATCCCCGCCATCGTCGCCAAGATCCAGGAAGAGCTTCCCACGCTCACCACCGAGACCCCGAAGGCGAAGCCCGCGAAGAAGGCCGCGAAGTGCGCCGACTGCGGCGTCAAGAACGTCGACAAGAAGACCCAGGGGAGCGACTCCACCCTCTGCCGCGATTGCTTCGACGCGGCAGGCCTCGAAAACGAGCACAGCGACGGTTTCCACACCGACGCTCCGGTCTACGGCTGCCCGGACTGCCCGAAGACGGAAGACGCTCCGGCCGAGACCTTCGTTCTCTCCCACCCGAAGGCCAGCAAGTTCGCCAACTCCGCTGCGGCCGCCGGTTGGACCGTCAACGTCACCAGCCACGGCCTCGAAAACGGCAAGCCGTCCTTCACCGTCGAAGCGACCAAGGACGGCCAGCGTATCGAGCTTGAGTGGACCGCCGGTAAGTACAACTACTACGGCCACGGTTCATTCCACGTCGATGCGGCCGGTAAGAAGCGCTACGTTCTCAACGCCTCGCAGGGCCACTCCTACCTCTAGAACAAACCGAGAGCCCCCGACCTACCCGGTCGGGGGCTCTCCCCTTCCCCGGACGTCCGGAGCCCGTAGGGGCCATCCTAGCTCTCTACAGAGGGACTAGACGGAACGGGGGAAGGCGGGTAGATTACCGAATACCAGAACCGACGAACGGAGATTCCCATGGCGATCCGATGCGGACGCAGCGGCCACTCACACGACACCGTCGCAGAAGTCCGAGCCTGCCAGATGCCCGCGCAGCCGACCAACGACCTGCGGATAATCGGGGGCCAGGACCTCGAAGCCGCTCTGTCGGCTTCGGTGAAGTCCTACGTTAGGACGGCCACGGCGGTTAAGGAGCGTCCGGCCGACAAGCCGAAGAGCTTCAACCCGGAGAACCTCGAAGACGGATTCTACGAAGTCCAAGGACGATTCTACAAGGTCATCGTCGCAGTCCACGGCTCCGGCCGGAAGTACGCGAAGCTCTGGAACTTCGACACCGGCGAGTGGGAGTACAACCGGAGCGGAATCCGGGAGATCCGGCCGGAGCACCGGATGACGGCCGAACGTCGCATCGAGGTCGCCAAGGCCTACGGACTCAACCCGGATAGCCCGCTTTACGGGCGCTGCTGGATGTGTCACCGGCCTCTCACAGACGAGACGTCGATCAGTCTTGGTATCGGCCCAATCTGCAAGGACAGGTAGGACATCAGGGGTAGGATCTCCGGGTCCTACCCCTTTCCCCAGGAGGTCATCATGGCGAAGTCGAAGCTATTCAAATTCCCCAACAAGAAGGAACCAGGCTACTCCGGCCGCCGGAGGACCAAGAAGCGGCAGCACCGCTGGCCGGAAGAGCCGGAGACGGCTCCGGAGGGGCTGGCCACAGCTCTCTCCAGGCGCTACTCGGGCAAGTCTTAGACACAATCGTAGGGGCAGGCGGGCATGAACGAAGAAGCGGTGCGGGAGCACTGGAAGTACACCGGTCCGGATAGCGGTCTGGTATTCCCTCGCAACATCCGGGGGATCAACGGGCGTGTCGAGGTGTCGCCCCAGGAGAAGGGCCGCCGGACGATCAAGATGGACGGATTCGTCATTGACGTCTCGCAGGGCCTGGCCCATGAGTTGAGCTGCGCTCTCTCGACAGCCCTCCGGCCGTTCGCTGGCATGTCCATCTTTGAGCAGATCATGACCGCGATGGATGCTGCGGTCGATGAGCTGATGGCGGAGATTGAGAGCTATGAGGAGGGTGACGAAGAGCGCGAGATGGCTCCGGATATCCTTCAGCTCAAAGGCGAGATAGGCGGGTACATCTTCTGCCTGTGCTCGATGCGAGGCAACAACGACGTCGAAGGCGAGAAGAAGCGCGCAATGGACAGGTACCAAGCGCGCCAGAAGTAACAGGGCATGGGCGATTCACAAAAGGCGGAGCAGCAATGGCAATCAGCAAGGGTCAGCAATTCCACGAGGACGCGATCAAGGCCGGATGGACGTCGAAGCTGAAGACGTCCGGCGTCAACCGGGAGACGGTCACGTGTGACTTCCCCGAGAGCAAAATGAAGATCGTCATGGTCTGGGATGGCACCCGGTACAACTATGACGATTCGTACCAGATCCTGACAAGCGGCTCGAAGAAGACCGTACGCAACGCCTCCGAAGCCCGGAGGGTGCTCCAGGGGGCTTCCGGGATCAAGCTGGAGGCTAGGTCCAAGAGCAACAAGCCGACGCTCCTGGACGACTTCGACACGCCGGACCTGCCGCCGCGTAGGCCGGAGCCGCACAACCTTCCCTTCGCAATCTCCGCTCCAGACCGCGTGATCATCGAGGCCGTGGTGGGCAAGAAGATCGTCTGGTGGTCGGAGTCGAAGCGGGCTGTGGAAAGTTCCGCCGTGATGGCCAATCCCAAGCAGAACCACCTCACCATTGTGAGGAAAGGCAGCCGCCGGATTCTCAACTGGGCTGCGGCCGGTGAAGGGTTCCGTTCCGTGTACGTCGATCTGATTGTGGAGGTGCTGTGATGACGGAGTTCTGCGCGACCTATCAGCACACGCTGCCGGTCTCCTCTTGGGAGACCCTCCTGAACATGGCCGCCCTCGTGCGGCAGTACGTCTCCGGGATCGGAGGCCCCACAAACACGCTCACGACGATGATCATCGACCTCTGGGGGCTCCCGGTCGATGACGAAGGCAACCGGATTATGGAGATTGGGTTCAGCGACCACGAGGCGATCACCGCCCTGCTGGACTGGGCCGCCCTCCAGGCTCCGGGGAAGCCCTACGCGGAGCTGGCCGGGCACCTTCGAGCCGGAGCGGAGAGCGCAGACCGTGCGGTCGAATTCCAGTCGGTCTGTAACTAGACTTGCTGTCCAAAGTACGGTAGTCTGTAGTTCCGCCACCAACCGAACGGAGTCCCCATGGACCACAAGATGATCGAGAAAATCCGCGCTCTCCTCAACAAGGCCGGATCGACCGACAGCCCGGCTGAGGCGGAGGCTCTCCAGGAGCGCGCCAACTCGATGATGACCAAGTACCTCATAGATGAGGCGACGCTGGAGGCGACGAAGCCCGCAGAGCAGCGGATGGTCCCGACGTCGATGGACCTCGATGTCGCAGACGCCGGTGACCCCCTTGCAGAGCAGCTCTCGGACCTCCTGGGGATCGTCGCCCGGCACTACCGGTGCGAGCCGGTGTTCTACGGCCTCTCGAAGCAGCGCTGGAGGACAAACGCGAAGGTCTACGGGTACCAGTCAGACCTGGACGCCTTCGAGCTGATGTACACGACCTTGATCCTCTCGCTCCGGAGCCAGCTGGAGCCCAAGCCGGATCTGACCAAGGGCTTCGATGAGAACATTCACATCCTCCACGACGCCGGAGTCAAGTGGGAGCGGATCGCCCAGCTCATGAACCGCGCGTACACCGAAGCTCCCGACCACTCCGACATGAAGAAGGCCTGGCGCGCTACGGTTCGCGTCGGGAAGAACGGAGACCCGGAGACCCTCCTGCCGTGGCACCCCGTTTCCTGCGACGGCCACCGGATGATCAACGCCTACAAGCGCCACTGCGCCGCCATCGGAGAAGTCCCCAGCGCCGCGAAGCCCGCGAACTACCAGCGGAACTTCACCAACGCCTTCGCGCAGAGGATCTCCCTCCGGCTCTGGGAGATGGACCAGAAGAACGAAGTTGCCGGAACGGCTCTGGCGCGTCGCTCGGAGGGCATCCACGAGATGATCAAGGAAGCCCACCCCAAGCTCAAGATGGGCAAGCAGAAGGAAATCGCGCGGGACTACAACGCAAGGGAAGCCGGTGACAGGGCCGGACGGAACGCGGACCTCGGAGGCTCCCGTCTCCGTAGCGGAGCCGGAGAGCTGTCCTAACGGACCGGCAGGGTGCGACCCAGGCTTTTCCCCCTGGGTCGTGCCCTGTTGCCCCGTAGGGACCATCCTAGAGCCGTATAATACCAAGATCGACCACTGGACAGGGAGTTCGGAAATGCGCGCCACCTTGATCGTTCAGCACCAGCTTTCCCTCAGCGGACGCAAGAACCTTTATCTGGAGTCCAGACGGACGCGATGGAACTTCCTGTTCCTGGCGCTGCTGGTATCCTGCTACCCGATCAGCGTCCGGCAGGCCTTCGCGGAGTACTCCCACATCGTCTGGCGGAACCTCAAAGCGGGCTGGGGGCACGCGAAGGTTCTCCGTCGCCAGCGCAACCGAGGTCGCCACCACAAGAAGTTTCTCCGGCTTCAGAAGGCCGCTGCGGTCGCTCCGGCTCCGGCCGTGGTCGAGTACGACATCAAGATCATCGAGGCTCCGGCCCTGGTCGAGACCGTAGGACGACACCGAGGTCCGGAGGGCTCCGGCGGCTGGAAGATCCTGACCGGCCAGTTCCCGGAAGGCCGCCACCACGACCTTGTAGACTTCTCAACAGAAACAAGGTAGTCTGGCCTTTCCAACGACGAACGGAGCGGACCATGGCAGTCACGATTGAGCGCGTAGGCAAGCGAATCCACGCGGAGGTCCCGTTTGACAACGGAGCCGGAGTCATCGAGGCCAAGGCCGTGCCCGGCTGCCGTCCGAAGTACGTCAACAACAAGTTCGTCTGCTGGACGTACCCGCTGGACATCTCCGTATGCCGAGACCTCCGGCGTCAGTTCGGTGACCGGCTGCGCGTCGGCGTGTACCTGGCCGAGTGGGCGACTGAGCAGATCAAGATGGAGCAGCAGCAGGTGACGCTCCGGATGTCGAAGGACGCGAAGTTGCTCCGCGTTCCGTCGATCGCTCCGGCGCTCGCAGACGCCATGGCCAACCGGACGTACCAGCGCGTGGGCGCTCGCTTCATCGCTGACGGCCGGAGCGTTCTGCTGGCTGATGAGCCTGGCCTTGGCAAGACCCTCGAAGGTCTCGCGTCCGTCATCGAGGCTGAGTGCAAGTTTGTCCTGGTCTTCGCGAAGAAGAAGGCCGTGGAGACGGTATGGGCTCCGGAGATTGAGCGCTGGCTCGGAGAGGCTGGCCGGGTCTTCATCGCACAGGGCTCGAAGGCTTCGCGAGAGAAGGCGATCCGGGAATACATCGAATTCGCCAATGAGGAATTCGAGGGAGAGCGCCCGGTTGCTTTCCTGCTGTGCAACATCGAGATGGTTCGATGGACCGGCATCAAGGAAGACGAGAAGGGGAACAAGAACCCCACACCCGCTTTCCCGGACCTCTTCCGGCCGGAGTGGCACGCGATCATCGTGGACGAGAGCCACAAGGCCCTTATCGGCAAGCACACCATGTCGAAGTCGATCACACAGACTCGATACGGCATGATGAAGCTCCGGCTGGCCGAGTGGGGCATCAAGATCGCAATGTCGGGAACTCCCTACCGGGGCAAGCTGGAGAACATGTGGGGAACTCTCAACTGGCTCCGTCCCGACATCTTCACCGGATACTCGCGATTCCTCCAGACCTTCTTCCACGTCGAAGACGGACGCTTTGGCGGGATTGACATCGGTCCGATGCGAGAGGAGAAGGTTGGGGACTTCGACAAGATGATGGCCCCGATCATGATCCGGCGGACCAAGGGAGAGGTCGCACCGGAGATGCCCGCTAGGCAGTACGGAGGCAGCCCGCTAGACCTCCGAGACCCCGAGAGCACCATCGGGGTGTGGATGGAGATGACCGCACGGCAGAAGCGCGCTTACGCCGACATCGTGTCTGACGGGGAAATCATGATGGAGGGCGGCATGCTCACCGTCAACGGAATCCTCGCAGAGCTGACCCGCCGGAAGCAGTTCGCCATCTGCGACTGGAGCTCACACACCAAGATCGTCCGGAAGATGAACAAGCGCACCGGAAACCTTGAGGAATTCGAGGCCCAGTATCTCAAGCCGATCAAGGGGACCAGCCCGAAGTACGACTGGATCAAGGAGAAGATCGAAGAGCTCAACGGAGCCTCCAAGATCGTAGTCGCCTCTCAGTTCACTTCTGTCATCGAGGCTTTCGCGGAGTGGCTGAAGGAAGACGGCATCGAGTCGATGATGCTGACTGGGAACACGACCTCGAAGCAGGGCCTGGACCGCGTCAAGGCTTTCAACGATCCGGCGAACACCGTCCCGGTATTCCTCATCAACACGATGGCCGGGGGAGAGTCGATCAACTTGGACGCTTGCGCGGACGACATCGTGTTCATCGATGAGACTTATATCCCGGACGACCAGGAGCAGGTGGAGAACCGTATCCACCGGATGTCCCGTATCCACCACGTAACGGTCTGGTACCTCCGGACGCTGGAAAGCGTCGAAGAGGGCATCTGCCGGATCACCGGCGCACGAGAGGCCCTAACCAAGGGCCGCCTAGACGGAAGCCGTGGAGTAATCTTTAAGCGGCTTCTCAAGGAAGACTTCTAAGCAAGGCGATTATCGGGGCTGGAGAGAGGATTCCGAGTCAGGGGCTGATCACCCCTGAGGCGGGATCATGGCAAGCGAGATCCGTAGCCTGCCGTTGCAACGGGAATCCATTTAGCCAATTAGCCGGAATCCTCTCCCCTGCCCCGATAACCAATGGAAGGAAATCATGGACGCAAACTCGCTCATCCTCGCTCTGGCCAGTCAGCCCGGCTTCCTGCCGGTCCGAGAGGACCAGGCCGGAGAGACCCATGACGTCACCGGCGTGGACCGGAGGCTCGGAGAGGACGGAGAAGAGTACCTAGTGTTGCTCTCTGCGCCCCGGAGCGTGTCGGAGAAGGCTCCGGAGCCCGTACCCAGCACTACCCCTGGGAACCTTCCCTACTACCCTCCGGGGGTGCGATAAGAGCCGTCCGGCAACACGCGCCGGTCATGGAACTCAGGTAGAGTTCCCGACATACCAAAAAGACCTACACACCAGGAGAGCATGATGCCGCCCCGTACGAAGACGAAGACGAAGACTCCGGAGCCCGAAGTGGTCGAGGGCAAGGACTACTCAAGCTACATCGAGAAGGCGGCCACGCCGACCCAGGAACGGATGATCGAGTGGCTCCAGTCGGATGACGTCGGGTACGACCCGACCACGGCCAAGACCAAGGCCGATGCATTCTACATGGGTGCCAAGCTGGTCTTCGCCCTCCGGATGGAGTTCCAGCGCTCCGACTTCAACCAGGAGTACCTGGAGGAGCGTCGGCAGGAGCTTGAGGCGGCCAAGGCCGAGACCAAGGCTGCCGCGCCGAAGAAGACCCGTGTGACCAGGGCGGCCAAGGCGAAGGCCGAAGAGCCGGAGCCCGAAGAGGATGACGAGATCTTCGAGGGCGAAGATGACGACATCGTGGAGGACGAAGAGGAGGAGACTCCTCCTCCGGCTCCGGCTCCGAAGCGCGCCACCCGGACCACGAGGGCGGCCAAGGCGGCTGCCGCCGCTCCGGAGGCTCCGGCGACCAAGCCCGTGCGCCGGACGCGCGCGAAGTCGTCTGCCGCTCCGTTCTAAGGACACCCAGCTGCAGCTGGGTCCGCGCAGGGGATTTGCCCCCACGCAATTCCGGTGTACGTCCGACGTCCCGGAGTTGTACCCTGCGGCTGGTGATCGAGGTTTGCGTGTCGCCCTTGGCCGGGGGCTGGACACCCCCTCGATCACTGGCCGGAGGATCATGGGGTATCTTCCAATGGTGAAAACAGCAAGACCGGTAGGCATACCGGGCGACTGATCGCGTACAATATGCAGGAGAGGGTGACCAGCGCAATGGTCGCCCTCTCCGACTCAATTAAGGGGCAAAGTGTTCATCCTAAAATGGGTCAGAAGCTTCTTCCGTCTCAAGTGGGTCTCGAAGCCTCCGGGGAACTCCGAGCCATGTTGGCAGTGTAAGGGCTCCGGTCTTTGGGATGCCCTGTACCAGGAATCTGTCGGCATCGGGGAAGAGACCGTCAGGACCGATTCATGTCGATCCTGCACCGGTCTCGGATATCACTTCAAGCCGGAGCAGAGATGACACAAGATCTTCCCATCCCCGTATTCCGGACCTCGGAGCGCGGGACGTTCGACACCTGCTGGCAGAAGTGGTGGTGGGCCTGGAGGGAGGGTCTCCGGCCGAACACGGAAGACCGGACTGCTCTGTGGTTTGGCACCGGCGTCCACCTAGCCTTGGCCGAGTGGTACTGTGGCCCCGGATTGAAGCGCGGTCCGCATCCGGCCGATACCTTCGAGGATTATGTTGGGGATCAGGTCTGGGCGATGAACATTGCGTCTGAGAAAGAAGACGCGAAGTACATCGACGCCAAAGATCTAGGCGTGGCGATGCTCGAAGGCTATGTGGACAAGTACGGGGCTGACGACTCCTGGAGCATCATCGCACCGGAGCAGTCTTTCCAGGTAAACATCCCCAATTTGTCCGGCAAGGGAATCTTGGGAGTCTATGCCGGGACCTTCGACCTCATCTACAGAGATCTTACGGATGACAAGATCTACCTCGGAGAGCACAAGACCGCGAAGGCCATCCGGACAGGGCACCTTCCCCTTGACAACCAAGCCGGATCATACTGGCTGATCGCGCCGGAGATCCTACGGGCCGAAGGTATGCTCAAAAAGGGAGAGGTAATTGGCGGTATCAATTACAACTTCCTGAAGAAGTCGTTGCCGGACGACAGGCCCCAAGACGCCTTTGGCCGTAAGCTAAACAAGAACGGAACGGTGTCGAAGAGGCAGCCCGGATCTCTGTTTGAGAGGGAGATGGTTCCGAGAGATCCGGCGGAGAGGAGGTCTCAGCTCCGGCGCATTCAGAACGAATTGTCTTGGATGAATCTAGCACGTAAATATCCCGATAGGATAACCAAGTCTCCAAGTACTAACTGCGAATTCTTCTGCGAATTCCACAACATGTGCGTCCTGCATGAACGGGGCGGCAACGATTGGAAGGAATATCGTAGGGCGATGTTCCATCGAGAAGACCCGTACGCAGATCACCGCAAGAGCACAGAAGGGTAGGGCGAGTGGCTACAGCAGCACCGGCGCGTCGCAGGACCGCCAAACCGGCAGCCCCTAAGCCAGCGCCGATCAAGGCCGCAAAGGTCACAATCACCTTCGAGGACCTGGCCGACTTTGACGAGTCGGTCAACCTGCTGATCGTCGGAGACTCCGGAGCTGGCAAGACGGTCCTGGCCGGGGGTGCGCCGAACCTCCTTTTCCTCTCGACAGAGAACGGGACGATCAGCGCCAAGCGCCAGGGCTCGAAGGCCAAATTGGCCCGCCTGAAGAACTGGCTCGAAGTCGAAGCGGTCCTGGACCAGCTTGACGGGGAACTCGAAGCTGGCACTTGTAAGTTCAAGTGGCTCTGCCTCGATAGCCTTCCGAAGATGCAGACCATGCTCCGGCAGCACCTGCTCGACATCGGAGTTTTGGAGGGAAGGAAGGGGGCAGATGAAGACTCCCTCCAGCTCCAGGACTACAACAAGTGGTACAACATGTTCCTGCGGTTCGTCAACCGGCTCGTGGACATGCCGATCAACGTCATCTTCACTTCGACCTCGATGCGAATCGAGACGGAGGACGACAACGGAGACCCGCAGGACATTGTCCTTCCGGCCATCGAGGGGAAGGCCAAGGAAGGCTACGCAATCGCGCAGAAGGTCTGCGCCGCTATGTCCTCCGTCTGGTTCCTGAACATCGAGGGGAAGGGCGAACGCCGCAAGCGTGTTCTCTACACCCAGCGTCGCCCTCCGTACTTCGCGAAGTGCCGCTACAGCGTCCTTCCGTCGCGTGTCGTGCTCGCTCCGAACGACATCACAACGATGGCGCGGATGATCGCGAAGATCGAAGACGGCGAAGTCCTCGAAGAGGAGGACAACACCGACATTCCGGACGAAGACCTTGACGACGAACTTGTGAATGCTCTGGAAGAGCCGGAGCCCGCACCGCCCGTCAAGGCCGGACCGAAGACGAGAGCGCGGCGTGCTGCGAAGAAGCCGGAGCCCGAAGAGGAGGATGAAGACGAGTTCGAAGAGCCGGACGCACCTCCTCTGACCCGCACCGCCCGTGCTAGCCGGAACCCTAAGGCCGGAGCTGCCAAGCCCGTAGCGGCCAAACCGGCCACGCGGAGGGGCACCGCCGCGAAGAAGCCGGAGCCGGTAGAGCCGGACGACGATGACTTGGAGTTCGATGACGACGAACTCTCCAACGATGACGAATACTGAGAGGAACTGATATGCCGAAGCTGCGCTGGGCCGATGACGGGGAAGAGCCGGACTGGGGAGCGATGGAGGATGAGCAGTATGAGGAGGGTGGCGATTTTGCCCCCTACGAAGGCCCTCAGCCGCCCAAGAACACCCTTCTCTCCGGCGAGATCAAGAAGGCCTGGGTGGTCACGTCCCAGGCCGGGAACCGCATGTTCAAGGTTCTCTGGGAGGCCACCGGGAACACCGGCGACAAGGCTAAGTACAACGGCCTGGCCATCTGGGAGAACGTGGTCTGGACTCCACCGGCCAAGTTCAAGTGGCAGCCGTTCCTGGACGGGCTGGGCATCACGCTCCGCGCGGTCCAGAAGGCCACTATCACGGCTGAGGATGAGGACAACGTCGGGCTGCCCGTGGAGCGGATCAACAAGCTCAAGTTCCCTGCGCCGCTCCGGGTCCTGACCGACTCCGAGGTCTACGAAGGCGAGCGACGCTCCAAGGTCAACAAGTGGCTCGCTCCGGCCAAGGACGAAGATGACGACGAAGAGTTCGAAGACGGGGATGAGCCCCCGTTCTAGAACGCCAGATGCAGCCCGCGCTCTGAGACAAGACGAGAGCGCGGGCTGCTCCATTGGAGGGGGCATTATGGACATCCCGATTGTTGTGCCAATTGACGAGATGGATGATGAGACGTTCCTCATCCACTTCGAGAAGAGGCACGGCGACGCTCTACCGGGGCTGGACGGATTTATCGACAAAGTCCACGGCAGCACCGTAAAATCGTATCGAGTCTTCCATGATACGATCCACCGACTTCTCCCCATAAAGGAGCTTCATGAGCACGAGTAGCAGGACAGTCGTCATTCTAGGGGCTGGGCCCTCCGCGCTCTTGGTCGCTCACGCTGCGGTGCGGGCCGGACTGGTCCCGCACATCTGGTCGAAGCCAGAGGGATATGGGACCATGCCCCGGAAGTCCCGTATCTACGGGTGCCAGTATCTCCACGCGGAGATCCCGGATATTCATGTCGACTCCACCGAGGTCAATTACAAGGTATGGGGAAAGCCGGAGGTCTACCGGTCCAAGGTGTACGGCTCCGAGATGGCCGGAGAGGTCTCGCCTTCCTACCTCGAAGGGACGCATCAGGCCTGGGACCTTCGGTCCGCGTACGACAGGCTATGGGCCGCGTACGTGGGGCAGATGGCCGGGGGTGCGATCCTGGTCCACAGCGACTTCGGGAGAGACTCATCAATCTCGGAGATCACCAAGGTGTATCCGAAGTCAGTCATCATCTCGACCATCCCCGCGCAGAACCTTTGCAACCAGGCCGCGCACAAGTTCTCCGGCCAGAGCATCTGGGCTATGGGCGACGCTCCGGATATGGGCAAGTCGATTCCTGCCGAACTCCCGGAGGACACCGTGATATGCAACGGGCTCCGGAAGGGCGACGGACCTCTCTGGTATCGGGGCAGCAGAGTCTTCGGGTACGGTACTTTGGAATGGTCCGGAGACCTCCGGCCAAAGGATGCCGTCAAGGTCATCAAGCCGCTCTTCACAGACTGCGATTGCTGGGCCAGCCGGATCACCCGGATGGGCCGGTATGGCGAGTGGAAGAAGGGAGTTCTGACCAGCGACGTATTCGACCAGGCAACCAAGTTGTTTGCGGAGATGTAATGCCAGCAGGCCTGCCCGAATGCACCGGAGATCCCGACCGGTGCGTCATGTGCGCGATAATCAACCAGATCTTCGAGGGCTCCCCCAAAGAGAGAAACCCTGGATGCGTCGAATCCGAACAGGAGAACGATGGTCAGAATCGTAGTTGAAGAGGGGGAGTTCTTCCCAGTCTTCAACGTGATCAGCGGAGCAGTGGCAGCGCCCGAAGCCGCCATCGAGATCCCAGAGGAGTTGTCGGCCTTGTTCTGGGCTGCCAGGGCCAACATGGACCTCGCAGAGGACAGGTTGCTGGCCTGGATCGTCGCGAACGCTCCGGAGAAGGGGCAGGAGATGATCCCCCACACCATCCTCCGTTATTCCCTCCGCCAGAGGACGCGCGGATGGAGGCCCAGCGAACTATGAACAGCATCGAACGCAACGGAGCCGACAAGCCGGTCATCGGGCTCGACATCGACGGAACACTAGGGGACTATCACGGCCATTTCCTCCGGTTCGCGGAGGGCTGGTTTGGACGCCGGATGCCTGGGCCGGAGGAGGTCAACCCCGGTCTGCCTCTCTACCGGTTCATGAGGGTTACAAAGCGCGACTACCGGGAGTGCAAGCTGGCCTATCGACAGGGCGGCATGAAGCGGACAATGCCGGTCTATCCCGGAGCCGCGCAGATGACCAATTACGTCCGGCTGTGCGGAGCGGAAGTCTGGATCTGTACCACGAGGCCCTGGCAACGCCTCGACAACATCGACCCGGACACCCGCGAATGGCTCCGGCGGAACAAGGTCGAATACGACTATGTCCTTTATGGAGAGGACAAGTACGAAGAGCTTTACCGCCAGGTCGGAAAGGAAAGGGTCATAGCAATTGTCGATGACCTTCCAGAGATGATCCTGGAAGCTGCCCGGCTGGAGCTTGGACCCCGGTATCTTCGGGATCAGCCTTACAACAGGCACGTAGACCCGGAGATCGATGGAGGGTTCAAGAGGTTTGGCGACCTCGGATCTCTCCGGAATGACCTGATGTTCCTCACAGAAGGGTGGCTGTTCAATGCAAGCTGAAAACATCGGCGAGATCCTGCTGGCCAAGATGAGCCGTGACGGCCGTAGGATTGTCGAAGAGCTGGTGCCGGAATGGGTCGCATACTTCGCGGCCAAGAACGCCGGTTACGGCGACATGCACCAGGACCTCGGTGTCAGGGCCCAATACGTCGATCTCCACCGGAAGACCAGGAAGCTCAAGCGGGCTTTCTGGGACAACGAGGACATCGGAGACGAGACCCCGAGAGAGGTCGCAATGGACCTCATCGGCCATTGCTTCCTGGCCATCTGCCTGATCGACCAGGAGGCAGCAAAGGCCAAGGGAGTGGAGCCCATCCAGATCCGGGTTGACGCCGCGTACGGCCGGACGCCCACCAACCTTGACAGGACGGACCTCTGATGTGGACCACATTCAACCTGGAGACCCCTCTGGACTTCGCAGAGATGGGCATCGACCGGAGGATGCCGCACTGGGAGCAACCGGATTGGAGCCTTCCCATCCTGAACCTCGGAGCCGGAGAGAAGACGATCCCCGGAACGGTCTCCCTGGACTGGCCGGAGTGGAACGCGGAGACGGATGCCATTCCGTACGGGGATGGGTCGATTGGCGGGATCTTCGCCACTCACTTCCTGGAGCACATCGCAGACCCGACAAGGGTGCTCGCTGAGGCTTCGCGGGTCCTGGCTCCGCTGGCTCCATTCAACATCCTGGTTCCGCACGGCCAGTCTCTGCTGTACCAGGAGTGCCTCGACCACAAGAGCCCGTTCGTCATCGAGTCGTGGAAGAACTTGATGGACGATCGCTACTGGAAGAAGCACAGCCCCGAGAGGTTCCGATTCAACATCGGTGCCAATTTCCTCTTCGGGCTCAAAGAGGAGAACCTGTGCCTGGTCACCCAGCTCATCCGGAAGGACGACGCCAGTGCCTCTCAAGAGGGTTAGGCCGAAGACGCGATACACCTACGGTTGGCTTGCCTGGGCCGCTATATCGGCCGGAGGGTTCGCCATCCTCGAAGGGGTAGCGCTAGCCCAGGGAGAGCACGGCAACACGCTATCGTGCCACTGGCGGCGTGTCATGGGCATCTACCCGGAGAAGCCCTGGGCTCCGGCTGGCAAGGCAGCAGTCATCACCGGCCTCGCATGGGTCGCCTATCACATCGCCTTCGAGCTCGGAGACGACCCAAGAACAAGAACAAGGAACGTCGTACAATGAGCACTGGGGCATCCGCCTTCTTTACCATCTTCCTTCTGTGGCTTCTTTGCGGATGCCCTCCGTTCGGCTGGGACCGGAGGTGGGGCCGATCCAAGGACCACCCTCCGGCTCCCCCGGAATGGCCGGAGTACGAAGACGATCAACTCGAAGCAGCCGGGTCTGCCGCGTTCTATGGCGGACCTATGGATGGCGAGTACATAATGCTGGAGACATATGCCGAGATTCTCCGGTTGCGCCGGACGAATGACAGGGACGGAATTCCCGTTACAATCGCGTATCAGCTCTTCGACTTCGACCCGGATCAACCGGAGTACATTTTCATTGGGGAGATGGCGGAATGAGGAAAGTTGTACTGGCTCTGGGCATGATCGTGCTTGGCGCAGTGTTTGGTTTGATCGTCGCTTCGATGGCGATCGTCGGGATGGTAATCGCCGGAGGGCTCGCATAATGGCAACACACATGCTCGTGGTCAAAGATGGAGAAGAGTTCCAGCGAGAGGCCGAGAGACTAGGGGTCAACGGGGAAGGGCAGGAGCACGCAGTGTGCCTCTTCTCGGACGGCTCAAACGTACACCACGCCGTGGCATTCCGTAAGCCCTTGATCATCCACATGATCACGCCGACCATCGAATGCGCGCACGAGGTCGCCATGATGGTCCAGCACCTCGAAGGCTACGGGGCCAGGGTGGTTGTGTGAAAGAACTAGCGATCTTCGCGGCCGGAGTCCTTGTGGCTCTGGTCGCGTGCTATCTGTACCTGGTCTGGATCTTCAATCGGAACCGGAGCTAGTTGTGAGCGGTAATCTGGGCGAT